ATGACCCCAAAGTTAGAGAACTTATAGGACAAAGTCCAAACGCTAACAAGATATTTGCAGCCATGGAAGCACATATTGCGGAACATATTGCCTTTGCGTATAGAAATAAAATTGAAGAAGAACTTGGAGTTCCTTTACCTCCAATAGGTGAACAACTACCTGAGGATGTAGAAGTAGAACTATCTAGACTTGTTGCTAAATCAGCTGACCAGCTGCTACAGAAAAATACTACTGAAGCTAAACAAGAGCAAATTGCTCAACAACAACAAGACCCATTAATACAGATGCAACAACAAGAGTTACAAATTAAACAAATGGAAGCTCAAGCAAAAGCTAAGAAGATGACTGATGATTCAGCTCTTGACCAAGCAAGATTACAGTTAGAGAAGATGAAGATTGAGTCACAAGAAAGAATCGCTGGTGCCAAGATTGGTGCTGACGCAGTCAACCAACAAAAAGAGTTGGATGCAAAAGAATTTATGGAAGGCACTAAGTTAGGTGCTGAAGCCGTAAAGCAAGAGAAGGAACGTAATAATACGCAAACTTAAAAACAGGAGAGAATGATGGATGAAACGTTAAAAGTTCTCGCTAGTCAATTAGGCGAGGAAGAGCAACGCATAAAAGATGATATGGCACAAGGTAGAGCTGAAGAGTATGCACAATACATGCACGCATGTGGTATTATCAGAGGCTTTCAAATAGCTCAAGGTCTTATTGCTTCTATGATGAGAAACATGGAGGAAGACGATGAGTAATATACAAACCCCTAATCAAAAAATAGTATCTACATCTGGTGCACCTATAGGTGTTCCTAAGCCAGAGGTAGATGAAACTAAACCCACTCAGTTACCTGATGTTCAAGGCTATCGCATATTATGCATGGTCCCGCAGGTAGATGAAGCATATGACAGTGGGTTAATTAAATCTGATAAAACCAAGACTATTGAAGAACATTCAACTGTGGTTTTATTTGTAATGAAGTTAGGAGATATGGCTTATAAAGATGAACAGCGATTCCCTACAGGTCCTTGGTGTAAAGAAGGAGACTTTGTTATAACAAGGGCATATTCTGGAACTCGAATCAAGATACATGGACAAGAGTTTCGCATTATTAATGACGACACAGTAGAAGCTGTAGTGGATGACCCACGTGGCTACGAACGTGCATAACATGGAGAGCAAAGATGGCAAAGATAATCAATGAAATCCCTGATGAGTTAGAGATGGAGGGAGAGGAAGTTGAGGTAAAGGCTAGCGAAGCGGTTTCTGAGGAAAAAACTGAGGAAAAAACTGAGGAAGTTAAAAAAGAAGCTGAACCTGTTCAAGAGGAGTTAGATATTGAAATTGAGGATGACACTCCAAAAGCTGACAGAAATAGAGAACCTTTACCTGAAGATATTAAAGAAGAGCTTGAAGCTGATAATTTAGATGAATATTCAGATAGAGTAAAAAACAGAATGGCTCAACTTAAAAAAGCTTGGCATGATGAAAGGCGTGAAAAAGAAGCTTCTCTTAGACGTGAAAAAGAAGCTGAAAGAATAGCTGCACTTCAAATGCAAGAAAACAAAAAGCTTAAAGAAACACTTTCAACAGGAGAAGAAGATTATATAAAAACTCTTCAAGCTAGGTATCAAAGTGATTTAGCAGTCGCTCAAAAAGAATATAGAGCAGCTTATGACCTTGGTGACAGTGAAAAATTAGTAGAAGCTCAAACTAAAATGAACGAAGCTCAAGTTAAATTAGCACAAGCTCAAGATAGAAAGCCTTTATATAGTAAAGAAACTTTACAAAGTGAAGAAAATGAAGTATCTTTAGAGCAAGAAACAGTTAGACCACAAGTTCCAAGACCAGATGCAAAAGCTCTTGCATGGCAAGAGAAAAACAAATGGTTTGGACAGGATGATGAAATGACTTCATTGGCTTTAGGACTGCATGAAAAATTAGTCAAAAGTGGGGTAGACCCGTCTTCTGACCAATATTATCGTAGTATTGATAGTACTATGCAAAAACGATTCCCTGAATATTTTGGGGGAGATGATTCGTTGGAAGAGGCTAAACCTGCCCAACGCAAACCTTCAACTGTAGTTGCTCCAGCAACAAGGTCAACTGGCCCTAAAAAGGTTAGATTGACTAAAACACAGTTAGCTTTAGCAAAGAAATTCAAGCTAACACCAGAGCAATATGCACGTGAATTAATTAAAACGGAGAATACAAATGGATAAAGTTACTAAAAATCGTACAAGTAGAGAAGCGGTAAAACGTGAAGAAACTGATGTTCGAAACAAAGTATGGGAACCTCGTTCAACTTTGCCAGAAATCAATCATGAACCTGGTTGGGCATATCGTTGGGTTAGGACTTCCATAGTTAATGAAGCTGATAACATGAATGTATCCTCTCGTATGCGTGAAGGCTGGGAGCCTGTGAAACATTCAGACCACCCAGAAGTAAATTTACCAGCAGACCCTAACTCAAGATTCAAGGACGGTATAGAGGTTGGTGGACTGCTATTATGTAAAATGCCACAGGAAATGGTAGACCAGAGAAATGAATACTACAGGGATAAAGCCAGAGCTCAAGAACAGGCTGTAGATAACAACCTAATGAGACAGAATGACCCTAGAATGCCGTTATTCTCTGATAAAAAATCTACTACGTCTAAAGGCAAAAGATAATTTTTTAAGGAGATATTATTATGGCATCAACAGCCGCACCTTACGGTCTAAAACCCGTAAATTTGATTGGTGGACAGCCTTATGCTGGTTCTACTCGTCAAATTAAAATAGCGTCTGGGTATGACACAAACATCTTCAACGGGAGCGTTGTATCTATCGTTACAGCAGGAACACTTGAGATAGTAACCACAGTTGGTTCTAACTCTTCAGTTTTCCCTGCAGGAACAATAGGAGTATTCGTTGGATGTTCGTATACAGACCCAAACTCAAATCAAAAGGTTTTCGCTCAATATTTTCCAGCAAACACAGTAGCATCTGATGCTGTTGGATATGTTGTCGATGACCCTGATGTAGTATTTCAAATACAAGCTGATGCATCTATTGCCCAAGCTGGTCTTGGTGCAAACGCTCCATTAGCTGCAGTGCAATCTACATCAACTGGTTCAACTGTGACAGGTAACTCTACAACTGCATTGGATGCAACAGTAGCGACTACCACACAGGCTTTCAGAATTGTTGATTTTGTTGACTCACCAAATTCCTCAGTAGGCGATGCGTTTACTGACGTATTAGTGAAGTTCAATATTGCTCAACATTCTTACACTAACGCAACAGGTATTTAAAGGAGAATAAATCATGGCAATTTCAAGAGCTCAGTTATTAAAAGAGTTGCTCCCAGGCCTTAATGCTTTATTCGGAATGGAATACAGTCGTTATGGAGAAGAGCACGCTGAAATCTACGAGTCTGAAACATCAGAACGTAGTTTCGAAGAAGAAACAAAACTATCTGGCTTTGGTCAGGCTCCCGTCAAAGACGAGGGTGCTGCTATCGCTTACGACAATGCTCAAGAAGCGTTCACAGCTAGATACAATCACGAAACCATAGCTTTAGGTTTCTCACTAACAGAAGAAGCTGTAGAGGATAACCTTTACGATACTTTATCTGCGAGATACACAAAAGCTTTAGCACGTTCAATGGCTAATACTAAACAAGTAAAAGCTGCTAACGTATTAAACAATGGTTTCTCAGGTGGTCCTACAGGTGGAGATGGTAAAACATTATTCGCTACAGACCATCCGTTAGTATCAGGTGGTACAAACAACAATACTCAATCAACAGCTGCTGACTTAAACGAGTCATCATTAGAAAATGCGGTTATTCAAATAGCTGCTTGGACTGATGAAAGAGGTTTATTGATTGCTGCTAAACCACGTAAACTAATCATCCCACCAGCGTTACAATTCGTTGCAACAAGATTATTAGACACTGACCAAAGAGTCGGTACATCTGATAACGATATCAACGCATTGAAAAATAACGGTGCGATTCCTGAAGGATATGCTATCAATCATTACTTAACTGATACTGATGGCTACTTCTTAACAACAGATGTACCAAATGGTATGAAATACTTTGTAAGAACACCATTAACTACATCTATGGACGGTGACTTCGACACAGGTAATGTAAGATACAAAGCCCGTGAAAGATATTCATTCGGATTTTCCGACCCATTAGGAATGTGGGGCTCACAAGGTGCCTAATAAGCACACTTGAGGATGTTTAGTTTTTCATAGTTCTAAACATCATGTGAAAGCCTAGCTAATCTCTCGCTAGGCTTTCTTTTTTTCTTTCAATTATTTTCAAATAGAGTATAATTTATACATCGGGAAACATAGAACTTATCTAACTGCCCCCGAACAGACGCATACACGATAGATAAGTTTTAACTTTGTATGGAGATATAAGATGGCTACATCAACTTTTTCGGGTCCAGTAATATCCAAAAATGGATTTATTAACACAGGACCAGCTAATGTCGTAGATGCTGACTCAAGCGTAGCTTTAACAGTCGCTACACACGCAGGCAAAATTGTACACAATGATGCTGCTGGAGCAGTAACTTACACATTACCAGCACTAAATGCAACAGCAGATGGAGCAAGTTCAGGACCAAGTTCTGATATTGACAACCTAAATAACATTGGTGCTACATTCACAATAGTAAACTCAATAACAAAAACTGGAGACTTGGTAGTTCAAGTTGCAAACGCAAATGACGTTATGACTGGTTCAGCAACAATCGTTGACACAGATACAAATGATAACATGGAAGGATTTGTAACAGCAGCTGCATCAGATACTATTACATTAAATGGAAGCACAACAGGTGGTGTAACACACGCTACAATCACATGTACAGCTATTAGTTCAACTAAATGGAGTGTTTCAGTTATCACAGGTGGTACTGGAGACTTAGCTACACCTTTTAGTGCAGCAGTTAGTTAATAGGAGAAAAATATGAGCAGTAATGGAGAAATATGGGCAGTAACCCCTTCCACAAGTGCTACATACTATAGAGCTGCAGCATCTATATCAGGTGCTGGGGCTCTGACTCTACTCACCAATGACGCAGGCCCTAACGGGGTTGGTTATAAAGTTAGATTTACTTCAGCAGCAGACGACAGTGGAGATACCTTTACTATCGTTGGTATTACTGTGGCTGACGCACTAACAGGAAACTCAACTACAGAAGTCGTTACAGGTGCTGACACTGGGACAGCTGATTCTACTAATTTTTTCACTAAAATTACAAGTATTACAGCATCAGGTGCTTCAGCAGGGAACGTAAGTATAGGAACAACTGGGTCTATAGCTTTACCTAGAACTCGACTAAAAGGGTTTTATTATTTAGCTAGTGGTAGTGGAGGTAGTATTAAATTAAATCTAAATAGTACTTCAGGTACAGAATTGTTAAATATAGCAACACCAGCTAGTGCAACAGGAACACAAGATATGTTTCTTCCTGGCATGGGTATATTGACAACTTCGACTGGTAGTAGTATTAGAGATTTTGCTATAGTTACTATAACTAATGTAACTAACACAGTGTTATTTTGTGGATAGCTAAATATGGCTACTAGAAAAAAAGGGATGGGAATAAAGACTTCGGTTAAGTCTGGTAATTTTAGAAAGACTAAAGCTGGAGCGGGGATGACAAAGAAAGGTGTAGCAGCCTATCGTAGAGCCAACCCTGGTAGTAAATTACAAACAGCAGTAACTGGAAAAGTTAAAAAAGGTTCTAAAGCTGCTAAGAGACGTAAATCATTTTGTGCACGTAGTGCAGGACAGATGAAGAAGTTTCCTAAAGCAGCTAAGAATCCTAACTCAAGGTTACGTCAAGCTCGTAAGAGATGGAAGTGTTAACATGGAAGATAAAGTGCAACAAACTATAGCAGTACATTCGGCAGAGATAGATCATATGAAAAAGGATATAGACCATATCATTGTCAAAGTCGATAAAATGGATAAGTCTGTTGATGACATCAAAGAAACTCTTGCAGAAATTAGAGGCGGCAAAGCCGTTGCAATATGGTTCTTTGGTATATTTGGAGTGATTTTAGGATCACTTGTAACTTGGTGGATAGGTAAATAATTTAGGAGATTAGAAATGGATTATGGTAAGAAAAAGATGTACGGTGGTGGTATGACCAAAAAGAAAATGATGGATGGTGGTATGACTAGGAAACAAACATACACTGTTGATGGTAAAAAAGTAAGTGCATCAAGCAAA